TGGATACTTGATTCCTTATCAATGAAATTAGCAAAAATCGAATGATCTGGACAACATGTATACCTTGACCCTTCGTTTGAAATTGATTCAGAGTACGGGACAAACCCGAAGTAAGGACCTTCCCAGTAGAAACCAGGTGTTGGTTGCTTGACGATCCATTTAATTCGACTCAATAAAGAACTGTTCCTCAAAGAGTTGGCAATCATCATCTCTTCCTTTTGTTGCTGCTCTTCCTTCCTAGGTCCAGATGATCTTCCAACTGAATAGTCTTGATTAGTTGTTAACGAAGTTTCATTTGAGGTGTCCATAGGATTTATACCTTCGGATGCCTGCACAGTTAGATTAGTGGGTACTTCTTTGTTAGACTTTCCACTTCCATTTTCCTTGGTGTTGATGTTTTGATCAATCGACACATTGTTCTTAGGTTCAACTTGTTTTGCTTTAGCTGCTAAACTGGGCCGAGGAGGGACAACCAACGGTTTTACCTTAGTGCTAGAAGTTGTGAGAAGAGTGGCTGAATCAGCTAAGAAGGAGCTACTACCAGACCCAAGCCCAGGGTTGACATTTGCAGTGTCATTGTTAATTTCGATTTCCATTGATAGATCTTGTTTATGTTTGAGTTTTTTATATGTCTCTTCAATGTCCCAATAATTTCGAGAGTGTTTCTTTAACCATTCCCCTCAATGGTTCAATGTCGATAGAAACAGGGCTGAAGGACATAGCAGTTTGCTCCATTGCCGGGGTCCTAGGACATAAGGACACCGCCCAACGAGTTAAGATCAATTGGATCACCCAAGAAGCTTCTTGAACATTGTCAGTTTCGTAATTCTCTGAAGTCAGGTAAGTGAGTGTCGACATACTATGAGAGTTTCCCAATGTTAGTAATGGGGCTTCAATCCATTTTTCATCAATGGAGTTGAGGAATGTTTTCCCTCTAAAATCAGGCACAACCCAAGATGTCCTAATTCTATCCAAAGAAGGAACTGTTTGATGAGGGGTTGAATTGATTAGTGCATTTATGATGTGTGAACATAAGAAAGGAAAGATACCCTCTGGGAGCTTTGCTCTTGCCAATGTGGCAATGGAAGCAGCGATGACCACATCAGTGGACGCTGGAAGTGGTCCTTCAACCACAAAATTCATGGTAACTCGACTTATGAACATCTTAAAATCAACTGTTGTATTGAGTTTTTATTATCCCTCATTCAAATATATGTGATTGGGCGAGTGTAGGGGAAGAGAATGAAAAAAGCTTCATTTTCTGAATCCTCGAACCATTTCATAACTGCTTGACTCGGTAATGTTGTAAATCCTTTTTCATTATAATTAGCAGCAAGGGTGGCTCCTGTTTTGATTTGATCAAGACATGCAATTCTTTCTTGTTGAAAGAGAAGGGGGTAATGCTGTGCAATCTCAAAGTGAACTTCGGACGCAAGTTCATTCACAACTGTCAGGAAAACATGGTATTCCACCGAGTGTTGATGGGATTCTAAAGTCTTTCTGAATCGAGAGAACAGGTAAACCACCTTTCTGGCTAATGTACACCGTTTCTCCATTCTAGATATGTAATGCACTTTAGACGAGGGATCTTCAAGGTTCGAGGCAGATTTTTCTTCTTCTGATAGTTTAGTAGAAGATGCTTCATTGAGAGCTTCTCCAATTTCTTCAGAGAACTTTTTATCCATGATTAAATCAATTATTTTATTGAGTTTTTCATATGAAAAATTAAGACCCTATTTTAAATCAAGTAATTCAGATTTATGGTTGAAAAAGAAGTGTTCTGATTCTGACTATTGTCCAAACGAGCATATAGACGAGGTTGAATGCGACCCAGATGAACAGAACACTAGTGACTGAATTAAAAGAACGACTTTCTGTGATCAAGCATTCCTTCTGTGAAAGCACGAACCTCATACTACCACAATCAAGGTAAAGATCATTGCTAGAGTTTGCACCAACCATCAAGACAATCGAAAGAACATAAGGAAGGGCCTCTCCTCGTTGGAAACTAACCAAAACCTCAGGTGAGTCATTGATCGTGGCACCTAGATAGAGATTACAACCAGCGATTTTTTCTTTATCATGATTTACAAAAATACTTAACCACTGATCATACGAAGAGTCTATATTGCAAAAGGATCCCATTAGATTGAGTGTCGAATAGTTGGTTGGATTAATAGGATGAGGATTGAGAGTACCGATTATTTCCGACGGAGCTGCAGTTGTGGTACGAGTTGGTGGTTTTGTGGCTAGTCGTGGCGTTGGTGAATTGGTGTTCAAATAGTCGCTGTGATTATAAGACCCTATGTTAGGGAATTCCCCAAAATACTCAAAATTCTGGTCATCCCATGTAGGAGCCTCATTGCTATAATCATAAATATGTAAGCCCAATTTGCAATAACAACCAGAAAGATACCTGCCATTTCGTGTGTAAAAACTTGTGTTTGCCAGTATAGAAATGTCCATTTCGATATCCTCATCCATGTTCAGATAATTTGCTGGTAAATGCCAGGACCAACAATGATCCCAGTTCTTGGTTGAAAAACCATCAGACCACACGGGTGTGAGGAAATCCACTCTCCCTAAACAAAATCTGCTATTTTTGAATGTCCATTGTTGGTTAATAACAGGGGTCTCGTCACTGTGGCCAACTTGCTGTAAGATTCTGTAACACCTGGACACCAAAATCTCAGTTGTTGTGATTAGAATTTCAAAGGATGCCTGCGAAGTTATTTTAGAGTACAAGAGAGCTAAGGTGTTATCATTTAAAGGCATCAACTCTGACTCAGGAATCCTACGTATCCGGGCATCAGAGGATAGAATCTGGGTAGTTAAAGGATACTGAGTTATATTATTAGACCATATGACACTACCACCAGGTCCATTAATGAATGGCAGAGCCAAAAACATTCCTCCCTTCAAGAAGGGATTAAGAAGTTGTTGCGGGAATGTTAACAGACACGTCATGAAAAAAGACAAATTATTATTTTGAGTTTTTTACGAAAACCAATCATTAAAAGTGAATCGAGGTAATCAGTAGTCCCGAACGTTCACAAATCTTGAAACTGGATGTGATTCTTTTCTTGTCTCCTGATTAGAATCTGGACCGATGACTTCCTGATTTGCCTTATCATAGAAAACAGCCAGTAACCAGCAAATGCACAAGAAAAACAAACAAGCAATATATTCACCACTCCCAAAGTAGATTCGTCTGTGACAGAACTACTATTTGACGTGAAAATAGAGATATTCCTGTCCCCGTTCTGATAAAAACATTGATTAGACATCAAATCTGTGTCAATCTCTAATCTTTTACGATCCACCATCTCACTTGGGAAATAGACCTTCCCATTGCAAGTCAAATTCTGGAAAAGCACCCAATCTCGGAAGTTATTCCAAAAAGATGACGAACAGCCTTTGGAACTTCGCCAACTGTTACATTCAATATAAGAGGTAAATCTTGATTTATAGTCCAATCGGCGATTGCCAGGAGGATTGTGTTCTTTTTGAGTATCTTCTTTTTCTGGTATCACTTTTTCAGAGAATAAAGCGGAATTTACAGTCTTCACCTGAGTATACAGCAGGTCCCTTGTTGTGACAACAACAGAGCCGAGTTTGCACCCACACAAAGCAAATTC